GGCGAAGGTTCGGATGCATTCGCATCTGTTCGAACGAGTAGACTAGAAATGGTCTATCATTGCGTGGTCACCAATTTGCAACTGGTGTCCTGGTGGGTCTCTTCCGCGGCTTTACCTCCGCGGCGGAGGGGTCTTGAGAAAGATCCTGTTTTTGGCTTTATCAACCAAAAGGACCTGTATGTCCACGAAAACTCAGACGCGTTTTTTACACGCACGTACCGTTCTCAAACAACAGTTCACATCGGGTAATACCGTTGGTCCTGTCTCTGAGTTCGCTACGTCGTCCGAGCTCGCTTACACGCGCACTCGTACGGGCGGCTCTCAGCCGCAGTGGCGTTCCATCATCAAAAGTGGTGGTAACGCAACTACTGACTTTTCCGCTTCCGACGTACAAGTTACGGGTACAACTCCACTCGTGTGGTCTGCGAGTTATCCGAGTGTCCCTACTGATCCTGACGGATATTGGGAGTACTACGAGGGCATAGATTCGTTCATGCTCTCACCTCCCTTTCACATATTCGGTTATGATCAGGTTTCCGCAGATAACGATGCGCTATCCCATACTCTTAGTCGGCTGTCTGCTCAGCAGCACGACTTCCAAGGCTTAGTTGCCTTGGGAGAGTTGAAGGAGACGATTGCTCTACTCCGTCACCCATTCCGGGCGGCGGACAAGCTTTATCAGTCCTATTTACGAGACTTAAAGAAATCGAAAAGTTTCGAGGAACTGAATCGTCGGCGGCGGCGTGTGGAAAAGGAGAAATTCTTGGAAACCGCCGCAGCCTTGCACCTCGAGGTAGCATTCGGAATGCGTCCCTTGATCTCCGATGTCAAGGACCTTCTGAAGTCCATTGTTCACCTCGTTTATGACCGGCCTCCTCGGCAGGTTATTAGAGGCAGTGGATCTAGTGTGGTTAGCGAGAGTACGCAATCAAGCGGCGCCGTCGGTAATCTGGGTGTGGTTAAAACAACTACCGTCACTCGGACATCTTATGGCGTCACATATACCGCGTACATTGATAACTCACATATGGCCTCGATTGGCTCGGTGGAGGCTGCACAAAAGAGTCTTGGTTTCGACCTTGAGTCTTTTGCTCCATCATTGTACAATCTGATACCCTTTAGCTTCCTTGTTGATTATTTTTCTAATCTGGGAAATATCATTGAGGCGGGCTCGACGAGTCAGACTTCGGTTAAGTTCGTTCGACGAACGGTTCGGTTGGAAACAACCCGTTCCGTTTTAAAACAACCTACCCCGGGTCCACTCTTCTTGTCTCGGCCTCGTACCCAGCAACTTGAAGCACAGGCAGGTCTTGTTCTTATAACTCGGAAAGATGTCGCGAGAACCAGTCTTCCTAGCGTACCAATACCTTCTCTGGAGATTCATCTCCCGGGAAAGCCCACTCAGTGGGCTAATATGTTGGCACTCTTAGGCTCTAACTCGCGGTTCACCTCGCACCTGAGGTTCTGACATCCCGTCAGATTGGTGCGTCAACCGGCCCAGTGGGCCATTAAAAGGAGCTTCTATGAGCTTTTCCCTCTCAACCCCGGTAACAGGGGCTGCCCAGACGGGCTTGACTTCCCCGACGTACACCATTGCTCTGGACACCAGTCCAGATGCAGCGGCTCGTCAGTACGCTGTCACAGCTCTCGGTGGTACACAGACTGGCGTTACTGCCTCATCTGTCTCGTCGCCATTCACAACCGCAATGTGGCGGCCGAAGGCCTTCCAGGCACTCGGCAAGCCAAACCCAGTAACGGGTGTGGTCTCACGCGTTCCTCGGAACGTGTACAAGATCATTACGCGGAAAGGAGTGACCCCTTTGTTGGGGCAACCCGTGCAGAACATGCTCGTCACAACCGTGATCGAAGTACCTGCCGGGTCGGACTTGGCTGATCCCGCCAACGTTCGTGCCGCGCTCAGTTTGCACTTTGGTGCGCTGGCGCAGGCGACTTCTGGGATCGGCGACACGACGGTCCAGGGTGTCCTGTGAAGGCCCTTGCTACCGTCATCGCCTTGGCAATCGTGGGTTTTGTTCTGTGGGCGGTGTCGCTTGCACTCACCAGTGCAATCGAACGCATGCAGAATAAGGCTCGAGCGGCGCTCGAGTGCCCAAGTGTTCAGCCCCTGCCTCCGGGAGAGATTCCGGAAAGGGTTGGCACTCCCTGACTGAAGCAGTCAGGGTCGATTAGTCATAAATCTTCTTCACCACTGGAGCATTCCTATGCGTAGTCACGCGATGGTAGTCAACAGCTTCAAAAAAGATGTACTCTCTCGGCTTCCCCGCGGCTTTGATCTTGACCAACCTTTCGACATCGGTAAAGCCGATGCTGAGGGCTGGTCAGGTGACCAAGTCGCGATAGCTTTGCAATATCAGGCGCTATTTAAAAAGTTTGCGCCAGATGGGCAGTCGCCTCAAGCTGTCGAACGGACCCTTCAAAAGTTCCGTTCTATTAATGCAGCAACGGCCTTCCTGCCTCCTCAACCTGGGGAAAGCGAGTCGATGGTGTACCTACTTAACCTCTTCCGAGAGGCGATGTGGGACATTCTCGATGATAGAGTCGACGGGCGGAATTTTGGTCTTGATTTTATGGCCAATCACTTCTCCGCCGGACCTGGTGCAAGCGTGCAATGCAACTCACGTAACTTCTACACGAAGTTATTTGATAGCAATCACAGCTACACTAATCCTTACGTCCTTGCCCTTTTTAGGGCCGCCACATCGGCGTCTGCGACATGGACAGCAGCCTTGCGGCTGTGGTCTAGTCGCTTCAGACCTGTGTGCGTGTCAGGGAATTCCCTGTTCACTGTGAAGAAGAACGCGGAGATCTCGCGAACGTGCTGTACGGAGCCGCTGCTCAACATGCTATTGCAGCAGGCTTACGGTGCCTTTCTCGAAGTCCGGATGCTGGAATGGGGCTTAGCCCTCGACCGGCAACCGGATGTTAATCGAGAGATGGCCTGGCAGGGGAGCATTGATGGGTCCTTCGGGACCACTGATTTGACCTCTGCTTCAGACAGCGTTGCCCTCGCTCTATGTGAGTGGGCGTGCCCACCATCCGCTTTCAAGTGGATGAGGTGCTTCCGCTCCGAGACTGTCTCTTACCCGGACGGTTCTCAGGAGGAGTTAAAGATGATAGGCACGATGGGAAACGGTTTTACCTTCCCTTTAGAAACCATCATCTTCGCGAGTGCGATTCGAGCCGTGTACCAAAGCAAGGGCCTCCAAGCCCACTTTGATGGCAAGTCCAGAAACGCTGCAGTTTTTGGTGATGACATTATTGTTCGAAAGGACTGTTTTGTCACTATCAACGATCTGTTGCGTCGTCTTGGCTTTGCCGTGAACGAAAGCAAGTCGTTTAATACTGGCTCGTTTCGCGAGTCTTGTGGCTTCGACTACTGGAACGGCAGAAATGTCCGACCAGTTTACATCGAGTCATTACAGACTCCTCAGGACGTGTACTCTACGTTCAACCGGCTTAGCCGGTGGAGCGCTGAAAACCTGGTGCCTCTTGGCCAGACGTTATTCTGTCTCAGCAAGATGGCCCGCCCTTGGGTGGTGCCATTTAGTTGGGCAGATGACTCTGGTTTCAAAGTTCCAGAGCGGACAGCCTCCGGACGAACCAAACTCGAGGGTGACTGGCGTAAGTTTAAATACTTAGCCCCGATCTCTACAGTACAACTCGTCCCCCGTGACCTAAGTGACGCCAAGCGTCGAGGATACAAAGACTTCAACCCTCCGGGGTGGGAGCTTTGTTACTTAGGTGGGTATGCGCGAAACCCCCTCAATACTTTCAAACAACTCGTTGACGACGTGGAAATCGTCAACACGCTCAAAGACGATGGTATCAACCGTCGCCCCAAGCAGGGTGAAGTATTGCCTAGGGAGCGCCGAACCTCCACTATCCCTTATTGGGATTGGTTCGGCCATGAGGATCAAGGCCGCTTCGGCCTCGGATCCTTCCAAGCATGGAAAAGCTTGGTGGCATTAGTCTTCGACTAATGGATTACTCAG